TTTACAACAAGGAATCGCCAAGTGTATAGCCGCCCTATCAAAGTCTATCAAGGTATAGACAATCCCATACAAGTTATTGTCCGCAACCAGGATCAAAAATCCGTTGACCTAACAGGATATACCGTGGAAGCAAGTGTACAAGATCCTACCAATCAGCTCACTATCAATACCTATGCTGTTACATTTGCTAGTAACGTGGCTCTACAAAAAGGCGAAGGTAGTTTTGTATTAGATAAAGCTACAATAAACAGTTTAGAACAGCGTTTTTACAAATTAACATTTAATACAACTAAAAATTCTGATGACAGTCAAAAACCTTTATACGTTGATGATAATTATGGTGTACCACTTGATCTAGAAATATTGCCGGCTTATTACTCGGATCAAGCTCCAATATCAGGCGCAAATACCTATACAGTGGATGGCGGAACATTGTAATGGCACGTATAAACATTAGTCAGATTTTATTTAAACGTGGTAATACTGCCGCATCAATGTCCTATACTGGACCAGTTGGCGAAGTGGTTATTGACACAGATTTAGATGCGTTCCGTATTCAAGACGGTCAAACACCAGGCGGGCGTTTAATGGCCAGCACCAGGGATTTTGCTAACATTACAGCTAACCTTGGCAACCTAACTAGCAGTATTACTACGCTCACTGGCATTGATGCTAACTTTGTTGCTAACATCAATGTATTATTGTCTAATGCGGCCACACAACAAACAACTATCAATACATTACTTGCCAATGCCGCTGTGCAATCTGTAGCCATTGGCAATTTACAAGCGTTCCAAACTTATGCCAATGCCACATTTGGCACCAGCAGTTATGGCAATGCCAATGTTGAATCTTATTTTGGTGCCAATGTTGGATCTTTGTGGTCTAACGCGGCCACGCAGGCAACCGGTATTAACACTATCACAGCCAACCTGGGTGCGTATCAGACTTGGGCCAATGCAAATGCAGCCACTCAAGCTGGCAGTATATCAACATTGCAAACACAGGTATACACCAATGCCAATGTGGCCACATACCTGCCCACATACTCAGGCAATATTGCTGCCAACATTGTTAAAAACGGCTACACCTGGAACTTTCTCACCGATGGCACGTTAACATTACCAGCATCATCGGGACAGATTGGCAGAAGTGGTTATACCAATGGTATCGATTTATATAACAATAACGGTGGCACTGGTTATGTAAGAATGAATTATGCCGATGAATCTTTTGTATGGGCCGATTCGGGCGGGTCGCATATTCAGACCACTGGCGGAACTTGGGACTTTGGCACAGATGGTACTACAACATTACCCGCAGGTGGTGTCATTGCAGAAGGTGGTGGACTTACTGGTGCCATTCGACTAACACCTGCAGGTGGTGCCAATGCCAACCAAGCATTGGTGATTTACCCAACCGCGGCAGGCGATGGTGATCACGTACACTTGACCTCAGGTGGCGGTGCTACTGAACTATATTTGGGCGATGACAGTCACTATGTCAAGTTGGCCAATGGCGGTAATGTAGAGATTAGAACAGATGACTTGTCGGGTAATGTTGGAATTTGGAACTTTGGTACAGATGGTAATTTAACACTACCCCAATCAGGATACTTGCAAGTGAGCGGTGGCATTGTACCTGCATCATTTACCGCAAGTCCGGCACCGGTCATTTCTGGATTCAGTACTATCAGTGCTGAGAGATTTACTTTCCTGGCCAATGGTGTAAACATCTTGAGCACAGTGACTGGCAATTATGGTAATGCCAATGTGGCCTCATACCTGCCCACATACTCAGGCAACATTGCTGCCAACATTGTCAAGAATGGATATACCTGGACATTTGGCAACACTGGTACCACAACATTCCCAACAGGAGTTAGATTATCAAATGCTAGGGGTGCAAACACAGTTAACTTTCTTACTGATGTTGATAAATCATTTCAGATTGAAACACAAACCAGTGCAACTAGCAAACTTTGGAATTTTACTACTGACGGCAATTTGACTCTGCCGCAGAATGCCAACATTAACTTTTCCAACGGTGTGAACATTTTAACCACTGTGGCAGGTACATATTCAAATGCTAACGTAGCAAGTTATTTGACCACGGCCACGATTACAACAACAGGTAATGTAACTGCTGGTAATATTAGCGGCAGTGGTTTAGGTCTGACCGGAGTTGCGTTAAAGACCACAGGCTCTTGGACTGTGACCACTGGTACAAATACCTACAGTTTCACAGTTCCTGTCAATGGAGTTTATCAACTGTGGATTGAATGCAATATTCCCAATGGTATCTTGGCCTACCAAGCCACTGCCACGGTGACCAATAGTAATGTGCCTGTTGTGGGTGCTCAGTATGCTTGGGTTTATACAGGTGGTGGAACACCCATTGACTTTACCAGCATACCCAATCAGTTTACGGGCACCGGAAACACCATAGTTCGTAGCAATACCGCTCCCAGTGCAACTACCAATAGATTTGACTTTGGAATTAACAATACCAGCGGATCTAGTCAAACAGTCCAATGGGGCTATGTCAGAATTGACTAGTAAATAACTATGCCATTCAATATATCAGGAGTTAAAATTGGTCCTGGGGCTCGCATCAACGGCGGAGTAGTTCCTCGCGGCACATTGGCTAATCCTGGATTAAATGCTGTAGACATTTACAACTCAGGGCAAACAACGTCAGGTTGGTACTATGTAAAAACCAGTGCAATGACATCGTCGAAACTTGTTTACTGTAACATGATTGACGAAGGTGGCGGCTGGATGTTAATGACATACAACCCAAATCAGTTATCATCTAACGGTATGTTTTATCCCAACACCTGGGGCTCCAATGGCCAAGGTACACTAGATAAGTTTAGCGTTAACGTAATGGATCTTTGGTTTCACAACGGATCAGCACAATGTACTAGCGTATTAAAAATGGCATCTGTTAATGCTAACCAAGATCCATTCTTAGCCAACTACGAAGTAGCCAACAAAGTAGTTTATTCAAATCCCAGCATATTGAATGTAAGTTTGTTGGCTACTCCCAATGCATTTACCAGTGGGTCAACTTTTAGCGGAACATGGACTCCAGTAAAAGGACAACCTAATATGTCATCTAGTGTACTAGTTAATGCACCAGGTGACTGGTTGTACAACACTGGCTCGGGTTTCTTATGGACCGTGGCAGGACCAAGTACGGCCTACCCTGATTCAGGCGGTAGAAACGGTTCTGGTTTAGGTACTGGTTCTTATACCAGCTCAACCACAAACAGCCATTATGGTATGTTACCCACAGCCGCATATAACAGTTCTAGCTTGTGGACCGGCATTAACAGCTACGCATTTTATATCAAATAATTTGATTTTTGTTAAAATTTAATGTATAATGTCCGTATGATTACGGCTATTCAAGACGCAGTTCGACTATTACTCCCAGCAAAAAGAAAAACTAATTCAGTTACTGGCTGGATAAGTTTTGATGCACCTTGTTGTGAAACACGTGGTCTTACACAACGACGTAGTCAGCGTGGTGGTATGGTACTAAGTCCCGACGGAGTAATTGGATATCATTGCTTTAATTGTGGATTCATAACTGGTTTCCAACCCGGGCGCCATTTAACATTTAAGTTTCGTAAATTACTTGAATGGATGGGTGCCGATGAAAATACTATACAGCGACTAGTAATTGATGCTATACGTATTAAAGAATTAGTACCGCCAGAACAAATTGTTGATGCTAAAGAAACTGAGCCCGTTACATTTAAAGCAAGGCCCTTACCCGATGAAGCACAAGACTTTTTTGCTTTGAATAGTTTTTATACACTAAACAATGATCGAGATGTTCCACAAGGGTATCATAACGCAGTTCTATATACATCAACACGTAAAATAGATTTACAAAAATATCCATTTTATTGGACTCCGGAAAAACAATATAACTTAAACCGGCGAGTAATTATTCCTTTTACTTGGCGTAACGAAATCATTGGCTATACGGCTCGTGCAGTCGACGACACAGTAAAACCCAAGTACCACAGCAACTATGAACCTAACTATGTATTCAACGTAGATCGTCAACGCCCAGATGCTAAATTTGTTATTGTAGTTGAAGGACCATTTGACGCAATGAGTATTGATGGTGTTGCTGTACTAAGCAATGAATGTAGTCGTGTACAAGCTGACATTATTGACGACTTAGATAGAGAAGTAATTGTAGTACCTGACGTAGACAAAGCTGGTGCAAAGTTAGTGGACCAAGCTATACTATATGGATGGACTGTTAGCTTTCCAATTTGGCAAGAAACACACAAAGACGTAGCCAGTGCTGTTGAAGAATATGGTAAATTGTTTGTTATTAAAAGCATACTCGAAGCTAGGCAGACGAACAAGTTAAAAATTGAGTTACATAAAAAGAAACTATATAATTAAACTATGAGTGATAAATTTAACCCCGAAGTCCAAAAATTGTTTTTGGAAATGATGATGCAAGATGCACAGAGCTATGTGCGTGTACAGAACATTTATAATCCAGAAAACTTTGATCGTAGTTTGCGTACAGTAGCAACCTTTATTAAAACCCATTCTGATGAATATAAAGTATTGCCCACATACGAACAGATTAAAGCCACCACAGGCGTAGAACTACGTCCGATCCCAACAGCCGTTAACAATCACCACGATTGGTTTTTAACTGAGTTCGAAAACTTTACAAAACAAAAAGAAGGCGAACGTGCTATTCTTGTCTGCGCCGATTTGTTGGAAAAAGGACAAAGCGAAGGCATTCTTAAAATTATCAAAGATGCTACAGAAATATCTTTAACCAAAGACATGGGTACGGATTATTTTGAAGATCCAAAGCATCGTTTAGAAAAACATTTTAATAACGGATACAAAGTCAGCACAGGTTGGCCAAGTCTTGATGCAATTTTGTATGGAGGATTTAGCCGAGGCGAACTTAATATTTTTGCCTGTGGATCAGGTTCTGGTAAGTCTTTGTTTATGATGAACATTGCTATTAACTGGCTTACAACTAAACTCAATGGTGTTTATATTAGTTTAGAACTTAGTGAAGGCCTGAGCTCGTTACGTACAGATGCGATGCTGTCCAACATGAGTACCAAAGACATTCGTAAAAACGTCGACGATGCTGTAATGAAACTTAATTCAATTAAAAGCAAATGTGGCAAATACAGAATTAAACAATTACCGGCACAGAGTACAGTAAACGATATTCGTAGTTATATCAAGGAAATGGAAATACAAACAGGTGTTAAGATCGACTTTGTTATGGTCGACTACTTGGACTTGTTAATGCCAGTTTCAGCTAAAGTTAGTCCCAATGACTTGTTTGTTAAAGACAAGTATGTATCAGAAGAATTGCGTAACCTAGCCGAAGAACTTAATGTATTGTTTGTAACAGCGTCGCAGTTGAATCGTTCAGCTGTTGAAGAAATTGAATTTGACCACAGCCATATTTCAGGTGGTATTAGTAAAATTAATACAGCAGATAACGTGTTTGGTATTTTTACAAGCCGTGCAATGAAAGAACGTGGACGTTATCAACTTCAGTGTATGAAGAATCGTAGTGGCGCAGGTACAGGTAAAAAGGTTGATTTAGAGTATAATATTGATACTATGCGTATTACTGATCCTGGACTAGATGCACAAGAAAGCAATGCTGGTTATAAACCTGCTACTAATATCTTAAATCAAATTAAAACAAGTACAACTGTAACTGCTGGACCCGGACTTGATGCCGATACAGGCGAAATTACAAACTATAAAACCCCTGGCAGTAGCGTAGAAAGCAACAAATTGAAGCAAATGTTAGCGGGCCTGAAAAGCAAATCCGAATAAATATAAGATAAACAGGAGTAGGCCTTGCAAAAGCGAGCTCGTAGCATACTTGACGAACTAGACACACTACTTGTACACAAAGATCGCGAAAATCTTGTGGAAAGTCGTGCCAGTCATGTCATACAAGGTGCTATAAATCTTATTAACTATATACGTGAAAACTACGAGCCCGAGCAAGCCGACGAGTTAGAGCGCCGTCTTATCAACAGTATTCGCACTCAAGAACCTGAAAAATTTAAACGCGGTGTCAGGAGAATTCGCAGTGAAGATTAATGAAATCTGGGGTGGTGGCTCATGGGCCGGCGTAGCAAAAGAACTTGGTGATAAACTTGCCGGTGGTAAAGGGTACAAACAGCCTGAAGCACGACCTTCATATGGGTACGAAGCAATAGACCCAAACCCTAACGAAATTTTTACTGTTAATTATAAAAATAAAGAATACTTCAAAGACTCTGATGGCACATGGTGGAATAAACCTGTAACCAATGATGAGAATTTGTTTAGCAGAGAAATCAAAGCCGATAAAGAAGTAAAAGATATTCTCGATAGATATGTTGTGTCCGGTGATTATGACAAAATAAACGTAGAACAACAAGGACAAGATTTTGTAGCAGAGCCAACAGCAAATCAAGAACCTGCCGCTGATCCAGCGCCAGCCGCACCCACTCAACCTACTCCAGCGCCTGCCGCACCTGCGCCGTCTGATGCACTACAGGGTAAACATTTGCCAACTATGGTAAGGTTACCAAGTGGCAAAGAAGGAATTAAATTCCAAGGTAAAGTTTTTACTCTTAACGACCAAGGACAATGGCAATATTTTGGTAGCAATAAACCAGTGCCTAAAGATCTCCAAGACGAGTTTGATGCTGTTATTGGATTTAACAACTCCGAGGAACCGGCACCAGCACCAGCCGCACCTACACCGGCTGCGGCACCAGCACCAGCCGCACCTACACCGGCTGCGGCACCAGCACCAGCACCACAAAGAGGCCCACGTCCGATTGTAGTAAAAGGCGCCAGCGGAGATGAATATAGATACAATGACGCAGATCGTAAATGGTATCAAGATGGTCAAGAAGTAACCGATCCTGGTAGCCTACAAAAATTACGTCAGGCCGCTGAAGTACAATTCCAAAATAGAGCAATGAGTGTTCATGAGTCAATAGACCTTGGGCAGGTATTGTGGAACAAAATGAAAAGAGTAGACTAATGTATTTTTTAGTTGAAGGCGGAAATGTATTTGATAATACTAGTGATGTTGCTAAAAATGATGTAGCAACAGTAGTCGGCACAATTAAACGTGACTTGCCTAGTGGGCTATTAAAGAGTTTACAAACAGACATTGGATCTGCAGGTTATAAAGTAGCCAGCGGCGACATTGATTTATTCTTGGATCAAGATGAGGTAGTTAAAAACTTTGGTGTAGAAGATGAAAAGCAAGCCAAACAAGCATTGGCTCAATACTTCCAGGCCAAAGGTTATGGTGTAGCAGTCAAAGGACGTAACGTACACGTTGATGTTCCATACAAAACAACTGACGGCAAAACTCTTTATGCTCAAGTTGACTTAATGGTTATTCCTAATTCTAAAAAAGTTGCAGACTGGCACCAACATGGCCTACGTGGCATGTATAACGATCCTAAGTTTAAGGCCAGCCAAAACTTTATTTTATTAAACAGTATTGGCAAAGCATTAGGTCTTAAAGTTGATGCATTTGGCGGAGTGGTTATGCGTCGTGACAACAATGAAGTTGTTGCTGACAATAGAGCCGCAGCCGCAAAGATATTGTTAAACCCCAAGGCCAAAGCTGACGACTTAAACTCTGTTGCTACTATTATGGCCGCACTACAAAACGATCCTGATCGTGAAGCTAAACTAGCACAAGCACGTCAAGACCAAGCTAAAGGCCTACTAACACTACCAGAAGATGTTGCTCCGGGCACAGCTGGGTGGTTTAGAAAGATGGGCCATCAACTATGAGAGCCCACGAATTTCTAAAAGAAGGTGGCTGGGACACTACAAAAACACAAAATACAGTACTACATCCTCGTATTGTGGCAGTAGCATTACAAGTAGTAGATCAATTTGTTACAGACTTTAATCGTTGGTTAGCCAATCAAGGAGTAGGTTCTATAAAACGTGGTCGTCCTACAGGCTCTAGTGCTTACCACGAAATTGACAGCCAAGAAGATCCTGACAAAGTCTATGGTGATATTGACCTGCAGATGATTGCCCCGTATGTGCCTGGCGCAAGTTACGGACAGTTTACAGCCTACTGGAATAAGTTAGCCGATGAGTTTGTTAAAACACAACAGCCTAATTATGTAGATATGGCTGAAAGCAAACCTGGTCATCCTATATTTGCTGTTGGTGATAAAGATTTTGTACAAATTGATTTTATGTGGCACGAAGCTGAAATGGCCGCTTGGGGCGCCGCCCGTGTTACTCCTGAGCGTGGGCTTAAAGGTCTACTAACAGGAAACATGTACAGCGTATTTGGTGAGTTGTTAGACATGAGTATACAACACGCTGGTGTACAATTAAAAGTTATCGATGATCAACACGTTCCGTTTAGCAAACAAAAAGGAACAAAAGTTGTTACAGTATCTACAGACCCAGAGACATTTATACTAGACGTCTTTAACTATGAAGCTGAACAGTTAGGTATTAAGAATCCTAAGGTTAGTCCATTGCTACAACAGAACTCGGGTAACAAGTTAGACGATGTAAAAATTAGTCGTTTAGTCAATGGTGTAAAAGGATTTGCTGAAAGTTGTGATATGAACAATATGTTTACACAAGGCGACTTAGCAGGATTTCTGTCGGGTAAAGACTTTATACAAAAATTCTGGCAACGTTACGAAGCTAAAGCTATGGAAGACGTAAATAGTAAAAAGCGTGACAAAGCAGAAACGCCGCAGGCTATTGCCCGTGCTGACCAAGACAGACAAAAAGTTTTACAAGGACTGGCAACAGTCAAAGGATATTTTTAATGGATTTACAGTTTATTACTGAAGTTGCCGCGGCACCTGCAAGGACACCTCATCCAGAGGACAGTATCTTTGATGGTAGTGCCGCCGCCGCACAATCAGTGCAAGCTCTTGAGTTTGTAATTGCAAATCCTGGCAGTCTTACTATTAAATGGGACGGAATGCCAGCACTAGTATTTGGTCGTAACGCTGACGGTAAACTAATTGTTACAGACAAGTACATGTTTGATAAACCCAACGGTCGTGTAACTAGCCCACAGGGCTGGGTAGACTACGATGCCGCACGTGGTGCTAACCGTGCAGACTTATATCAAAAGATTGCTAACATCTGGGGCGGCATCGAAGAAGCAGTTGGCTCTACATCGGGTTTCTTTTGGGGCGACTTACTATGGTGGTCAAAATTACAGCCTGTTAAAGGACAGTTTGTTTTTAAACCAAACGTAGTTGAATATCATATTCCTGTTAAAAGTAACATAGGACAAATTATTGCCGGACGCAATGGTGGCATTGCTGTACACAGCTACATGGCTGACGAACAGGCAAAACCACAACCGTGGACAGGACAGGGATTAAAGCAAGACGGATCAGTTGCTATATTAACTCCTAACGCTGGAATTAAATTTAAACTAAACGACCCTGTACAATTACATAAGCAAGCATCTGCCGCAGTCAAGCAGTATGGTGCAGTTACTGAAGATTTCTTAACAGGCTTAGATGGTGTAGCAAAAGCCGCACTTAAAAAATATACAAATCACAAAATTACTGGTCAAACTAACGAAGATTTAGTTCCTTGGTTACAGAAAAATATCAGTGGCGTACAGTATAAAAAGTTAGTAGGCGAGCAAGGCGACGGGTATCTAGTACAAAAGCAAAACGGTTTACAAGGCTTATTTCTTATTTGGAACGCAATATATCAATTTAAAGTTAATCTAGCTGATCAGCTAGAACAGCAAGTACAGGGTATGCAACAGTTTGTCAACGGAAAACCCGGTGGCGAAGGCTTTGTTTTTAACACCCCAACAGGCCTAGTAAAGCTAGTAAACCGCGGAAACTTTAGTGCGGCTTTATT